GGATCAAGGCGTCGGTCTGGGGCGGGCGGGTTCCCTACTCCAAGGCGCGGGAGTTGCGCGGCAAGTTCGCCATCATCTGCTCCGAGCATGAGAAGAAGTACAAAGTAAAGCTGGGACGGCTGCCATGATCGAAGACGCTGCTAAAATCAGTAAAGCCATTGCTGTCGCCGTTTCGTATGGGGGGGTCGACGGAGACCACCATAAGGTATGGGTAATCGACCAAATGGTCCGCGCGTTGTTGACTGAGGCTGAGTACAAAGCCTGTGTCAGCGTGGCTTGTGCTGGTGAGGATGGCCCGCACACCTACGAATGGAACGAAGGGATAGCACCATGATCGCAATCGCAGGCATCTACGGGACCGTTGCCGGGTTCCTTGGCGGCGTAATGATGACGAACCCCGAAACGATGGTCACTGGCGGCTTGATACTGTCGTTTGGCGCCGGTTTCCCAGCGGTCATCTGGGCGCTTGGTCGATTGCGCTAGAGCGGGTCGCAATCCTGCTCGTAGTACCGCTCGATCAGAAAGTCGATCCGCTTCTGGCGACCCGCATCGTCCAATCTGAACGCGGCCAGCGCCGGCGGTGCCAATGCGGCGATCGGATTGATCAGCCCAAGGCCGACAGCGAGGGGAACCAGCGCGATCGCGCCAGTTTTGACCGTTCGAGCGACCCGGATGGCAGTCACATCGCCGCCCAAATCGTCGATTTCGGCCAATTTGCCCTCACAAGCCACAGGGAGCCCTCTGGCGTAGCCGACCGGGTCCCCGGCCCCGATCATACCTGACAGCCCCCCGCAGCCAGTTGTCATGGCCAAAACTGCCCCAAGGGCTATCCTCCTGCGTGTGGGACAAAGAAACATGGCTTTGCCACTCCTTCGATGCCAACGGTTCTCAGCCAGCAATCGCCGCTAGAGCAGTAGTAGCAGGCCCAAAACCCGGACGGATCTGAATGGCTCGCTAACTCGGTTCCCGTGTAGGGCGTTGACATGGGCTTGCCTTGAAGCATGAACTGCCACCGCTCTCCATCGTCGCTCAACCTGGCCCGGACCATCTTGCAGTCCCGTTCGTCGCAACAAGCCTGGGTTACGGGGTCGCTCATAATCCAGCCCCACTCGTAGTGGGCTAAAGCTGGCGCCGCCCGCATTGAGAGGGTTAGCAGAAGCAGGACAAGAGCGCCCTTCATCTTGCACACGCCCTAGACTCGTCCCGCATCACCTTATAGTCCTTCATCCACTCTCGGAGCCGCGCTCCGACCGCCAACGTGGCCAATTCGTCGGCCACCTGGGCCTGCTCGTCTTGGCTGTACTCGATAACGTGAGGGCAGACGTTCGTCAGAACGACCCTAGAAGGTCCCGTCCCGCAAGAGGCGATCAAGATCATCATCAGTGCGAGGGCGGTTCCTGACAGCGCGAATCTGTGCATCTTTAATCTCCACGGCTTTGCGGGCCATCCCCGCCTCAATCGATGCCTTAGCCGCCTGCTCGCCCTTCCGGTAGATGCCGAAGACAACGAGCAAGACCGCCACGGCGATCGCTCCATAAATGAACAGCCTGGACTTGGCGGCGCCGAGTAGACCCAGGATCATCGCAGGCCCCGCGCCCTGTCGTTCAATCGGGCGTAGAGGATGTAGGCCACGCCAAGCAAGACAACCCCGCCGATGGCCCACGCTGGGACCCAGGTGAAGAACCGTTCCGCGACAGGGATGACCGTGCTGACTTGATCCGCGTACTGCGCGGCGGTGCCTAGGACCGTACCAGCGGCCGCGACCTGCGCGCCCTGGACCGTCCGGCTTTTCTGTAGCGATTTCGACCGCGGCTCGATGCCGGCGAGGACCAAGCCCTTGTCGATCTGGCTCTGGCTGTACGGCTGGATGCCGTTTTCGTGCTTGATGATGGCCTTGACCAGCGTCGACATGACCTTGTGGTCGTGGACGTCGAGAGTGGTCCCTGGCGCGACCCCCATGATCTGACGCACGTTCGCGGCATAGGAGTCGGTGTCGTTCTCGCTCGGCGGCGCCCAGCGTTCAATAATCTCCCGCACCGTGTCGATCGGCGAACCATCGGCCGCGCGCCGCTTGTCCTGGTATGTGATCAGAACCCGCGCCATTGCCCGGATGCCGTAGGCGGGGGAAACAAAACGGAAAAACTCTCCGTCGTCCGGCGGCGTGTCGAGGCCCTGCCACTGGGTGTTGCCCTTGCGTATGTTTGAAGGATTATGATTCCTGATTCCTCGAGGAAGCATCATTATGGGCTCCTAACTCTATTGAAGGGTTTCGTCACGACTGCGACTCAGCTTTTCTCGTTTTTTCTCAATGCGAGCGCGTTCCTGCTCTGCCACGCCAGGACTCATAGCATTGCGGGACTCATCCCGATTGATGCGCTTTAATGCATCCGTCAACTCGCGGTCCTTTTGTTTGTATTCCCACGACCGCATTCTACGCTCGAAATCAACATCTAGCGGCTTGAGTTTGACGCCGACAGAACTCAATCCAGCCTGCGGGACAGAGTACGGGCGGTCCGAACTATCGCGAACGCCAAGGACCGCGCGCTCGATTTTGTTCCAGTACCACGAACCGGGGATCCATGCGGCCGACGGCATCCAAGAGCGCCACGCCCAAGCGCCTATGTCTGACAACTGCTCACCCTTGGTGTCGGTCAACGTGTTGAAAATCTCATCGCCTGTGAACGCCTGCTTATTCAGAAATAACTCGAACCCCAGCATAATCGGTCCGCCCCATTGTAGCGGCGCAGGCAGGAACGGCATCTGCCCTTGGTTCATGTCGAACATATCCCCGCCGGGTATCCATCGGCGAATGTCGAGAAAAACTGGGAGCCCATTACGATCCCGCCACGGCATCCGCAGCATTCGCGGAACCATATAGACCCCAGGAATTCCGATCCAAGTGCTCCCCTTTTCCTCTTCGCGCATTACCCGACGCTCTTCGTCTTCGTCACCCGGCGCCAGCATGTAGGCCATTTCTGCTGCGATCCAACCGAGCAAAGTGTATTTCGCGATTTTCCAAGGTCTGTGCGCGACGTTTTGCGCGATCAACGGGGCCGCCCGGTAGATGTAGGAAGCAAAAGGCAGAACCGTCCCGCGCGCGGCGTTCACCCACGGCGCGCGGATGTCGTAATCAATAAACTGGCTGCGCGCGACACGCGCCGCGGTGGCGGCATCGTCACCCATAGCCAGGCGGCGGGTATATGTGGCCATTCGGAAGACTTCATCCTCCATCCGGTATAGATCAAGCGACGCCCTATCGAAGGCGCCGGCCAGCCTCACCGCCCCATTGATAGCCCGCAGGACGTTGTCAACGAGACTTAACTTTTGCGCCATCCCAGGCTGGCCAACTAAATTCTGGCGCGTGATCTTATCGAGAAGAGGCTTAAGCACCTTCTTACGCAATTCCTGCGACACGATATCGCCACCGAAAGCGCCATGCGCGACAGCATCTTTGTAGTGCTCGTCTTCCGTGACGTAAGAAACCAGGCCGCGGGCCAAATCTTGAAACCGCACATCGGCAAGGTCCATCAGGGCAATATTGGCCATGACGTTGTTCATGTGAACGACAGGGCTGCGGGCGGTTTTGTTCTTCTTCCAAGACGTCAGTATCTCGCCCCACAGTCCGGGGTTCGACATCTGATCCATTTCAGAAAGATCGCGCCAGATTTCGGGACGAACGTACATGCCAGAAAGGGCGCCCCATTTTTTCACGCCGCCGGTTTTGGTGATGGCTGTTTCCGGCACCCGCACCCAATCCGCGCCGCTGGCCAGTTGGTGTTTTAGCTCTCTGCCCTCAACAACGACATCGTTGGGGCCAGGCTTTGTAACAGCCCAGTCTCCGTTCTTCGCAATGTCCGAGTACAAGCGTCCGGTCGATAGGTCGCGCGCGAAGTGCATGAACGTCTTGGCGATCGCATACCGAGCGTCGACAATCTCGCCCATTTTCTCCCGTTCATCTTTGGTAAAGTCGCGCCAGAGAATGGCGTCCAGCCCCCTAACGGAGCGAATTTCCCAATCCCCTTGGTCTTGCCAACCTGAAAACCTAACCGGCACCGGCCCCTGGTCCACGGGCCAATACGCCAGCTTTGTGATGCGGTTCGGGCGCGGGCCTTCCCATACTTCTGTCGGCGGCAAGTCGGCCTGATCGCCTTCGCGGAGCGCCAGCACCTTGATCATCCGACCGACCGCGGCGCCGCGCGTGACACCTCCCCACCAAGGCGAACTGCGAAGCGTCTTCAACGGAACGACGCGCTCCATGCCGCGACCCTTGAAAGCATCGCCGAGCATCCCTTGCCGGCGCTTTGTTCGGAAGTCGTCGACCCATTTGATTAGAGGGCCAGCGGGTCCGCGCATGGTCTCCGATTCGTGCCGCAAGTAAGAGCGGTGCAAATACTTACCGCGGTTACGTTCGTAGGATTCGGCGCTGATAAGGCCGAGGTTTAAGAGTTCCTGACTGTACTCATCAATCGCCAGACGGATGTCGTCGGGCAGGCTTCCCCACTGCCCCTCATTGATTTCCTCGCCAGTGAGGATGTCGTACAGGACTTTCGACTCTGCCAGCGTCGTCACGCCTTGAGCGGTCAGTCGCTCTACAATCTCGACAGACTGAGCGCCGATGCGCCGTTCGTCCGTTTCGCGCTCCCTGGAACGCTGGATGTATGCGTCAGAAAGGCCGTAACGATCGATCAGTCCGGCGCGTGCCGTTTCCAAGATATGGGACATAAAGCCGAATCGGCCATCAGGGTCAATTTTGGTCTCGATCAGGGTCTTCTTTATTGCCTCATACATTTTTGTCGTTGGCGTAAAGTGTCCGTGCTCATCTATCCATGGCGTGAACGGTAGACGGATCGCGCGGTCAAGTGGTTGCCCGGCAGCGAGCCAGCGCATTATCCCGCTCTGTAGTTTGGCCGGGGGCGTTTTTATCGGCTTGTTTGCATCCGGCGGCTCACTTTCACCGACCGCGAATTTTTCCGTAGCGCCAACAGTATCGCTGTCCCTGGCAAGGGCCTGTTCGCTCGAGTAACTGGGCACCGGACGGAAAGCCTCGCGCTGGCCGACCTCGCCGCTTTCAAACGCGCGAAGAACATCTTTTAGGTTCTGGAAGCCACGTCCCCTCAATGCGTTAAACAGGCGTTGGAAGAAATCCTTAACCTTTTGCAAGAGCGGCTTGGTCGCGTTGTCGTACAGCTTTCCAGTGCGACGAAAATCGTCAATCCCGTAGGCGACGGCTTCCTCGAGAACAGCGTCGTATTCAATCCCGGCACGCTCTGCCTGCTCGCGTGATGGAAGCGAGTAGCGGTCGACCCACTCGGACTCGGCGCGCGCTGTCAAAATTTTCCATTCAGCTTTTGTCCAGAGATTAAGGTTACGCAGCACATGGACCGCTTCATGGCGAACGCTTGTCTCAGGGTTGCCCCATGCCATTGCGATCGTGACGATATTTTGGCCGCCCGCTGTCTGTCGCGTGACGGCGGCTGCGGGGACCTTCTTGCCCGTCCCGCCCGATGCAATGGCGGCGGGACCCTCGGCGAACAATCCATCCAACACAAGATCAAGTTTGGCCGCGGGCATAATGCGCCCGGCGGCCTCTCGGACGGCGTCGGCAATATCGGCGCGAATCTCAGTAACGGGCTTTGAACCAGAAGAAAGTCTGGGCTTGGCTGCCGGGGCATTGTATGCCGCGGCGGGTTCAGTCTCCAAGTTCCCCTGGCCCACGGCCTCGTCCGTGCCAAACAGGCCCTCGCCCTCAATGCGTTGCTGGTCGCTAGGACCGCGCATCTTGGTTTGCTGACCACGCAACCGAGTCGCTTCGGCCGCCTTCTCGCCCCTTAGCCTGGCCAACCGATCCTTGAGCGTTTCTTTTTGTACGGGCGCGATCCCCTCGCCAAGGGTGAAGTTCTCGCCCTGTTCGGTCTTTTCGGTGACTGGCGCCGCTAGTGGCGGTGGCGGGCTGGCGTCTACCTCTTTTTTATCTCCGACTGCAACTTCACCAGACGTGACGCTAGGGCCAAGGCTTCCATCTGCTTTGACAGCGGCAAGGAATTTTGTCCTGACGGCGACAAGAGATCCCCCGGCCTTGAGGGACGCCGCGGCTTCGTTGAGGGCGTCGGCGATCGGTCCTTTGCGGTTTGCCGATTTGCCGATGATGAGGGCGAGTCGTTCATTTTGCGATAGTCCTTCTCTGTTAGCCTCAGCGTCCAACACATTGCCAGCGACCGTCAGCACATCCTCGCCGGTGAGCGCAGTCTGAAATACGCCCTTCATGTTTCGGATCAATTTCAAAGTGCTATCTAGGACCTTGGCGCGTTCGGCCAGCAATGCGCTGGTAAATGCCTCCGTCCCGAAAAGCGAGTCTTGGGTTTCAACGCTGAACCCGGCATCGCGCACCTGTTCAACGATCAGGCGAGCTTGCGTCGCATTGTCCGGCGGGCTCTTGGCAAGATATTCCAGAGCCGCAACCTGTTGTGCAGGGTCGGATAACAGCCTGCCAACCTCCACGGCGTACTGTGGCGGCACGACCTCATTGATTACCATGCCGAAAGCGTCGTCGCCCAGCTTGGCCAGTTCGCGCCCGTCCCGATACGACTTGCGCTGCGGCGGCACGACCTCGTCGAGAACTACGCTGTTTGTACCGCTGCGAATAACCTTTGCAATATCTAGGGCGCTAGTGCTCTCACCGCCCTCCTGTAGGTTTTTTATCGCGCCAACTTCACGCGCATATTCAGCAGAAACGCCCTCCGATTCCCGCAAGACAAATGCGCGGATAGGCGCTTCTTGCCCCTCTGCCTGCATCCTCTTGGCTAGGGCTAGGCGCTGGTGCCCATCTACGATGAATTGTTCGCCAGCGTTATTTTCCCACACGATCGCAACACCGGAAGCGCGCGGGTCGAAACGCTTGACGCCTTGAAGCTGGTCCGAAACGCCTTCACTGTCGGTGGCGCTTTTGAACTGAAACCGCTCGGCGTCGGTCTTGATCGTGCTTGGGTCAAGCAGGACCGTGTCACCGTCCGATTCTGTAGCGGCGGGCGCAGGGGCCGCCACGGGGACCGGCGTTACCTCGGTGGCTTCTGATGTCTGATCCTGTGGTGCCTCGCCAAGAATAATGTTTGCGGCTTGCTCGGCGTCCGATGCACCTTCTGAGCCCGCGCCATAGGTGTATGCGTCAGTGATTTCCTCGGTTTCGGCCCCGGTCAACGGTCGACCAACTTCCGTGGCGGCGCCCTCGAGGAACTGGCTAAGGCTAGTGCCGCCATCACGCCCAGAGTCCTCCGCTGCGCCAATTATTGCGTCATCAAGCGGGGTTGCTACCTCTTCGTCACCGAATAGCGACGTGTCATCAACGGGCGGCGCTACGTCAGCGGGCGGCTCAATGTCGTCGCCAAGAAAAGAAGCGTCGCCACCGGAAGCCGCAACGGCGCCGCCAAGGGGTGAGGTGCCTTCATTCAGAATATCACTGAGCGGGCTGGCGGCTATATCTTCCGCGCTGCCAAGGCTCAACGAGTCGATGGGGTTTTTTTGGACACGCCCGCCCCCACCGAAATCGTTAGCGGACCTTCTTCCGCCTATCGCAGTCGCGACAAAGCTGAACAATGCTCCCACTGTGAAGCCGACCTTGGCGCCCTCTTCGGCGCCCTCAAATACTTTCCGGTCTTCGTCATAACCGACGATTTCCGACGCCACGAGATTGTCGGCAACGGCCTGAAAAACCTCTTGGATTAACTCTTCGCCACCTCCGATTAAGGTCGCTATTCCCAGCTTCTTCATACCCTGCCGCGTAAACAGACGGCGAACGGCTCCACCAGTGCCGCGGTCAAGCCTTCCCAGCACCGCTGCTATTGGCGCCGCCTCCGATGTTCCGATTAACGCGCCCAAACCGGCGGCTGTTTCGGCATCCTCGAATGAAGCGCCGTTTCTAAGCGCGTCCTCAAATTGATTGGTAGCGCCGGTTGACGCGCCGCTTGCCGCGACTGTCGCAGCCGCCGGCATCCCCAGCACCCGGCCAACAACGCCTGTCGCTAGAAAGCCAGCAGTAGACCCCAGACCTTCGGGGAATTGTTGCAGCCAGAAATCGCCTTTATATCTCGGGTTCGGCGGCAACTCTCTTCGGACATAATCCTGTAATGCCTGCCCGGCCTCGTAAAGCGGGTGTTCCCTGGCATCCCGTCGTGCCGGACCAAGACGTTCGCGTATGCGGGCTCTGCTTTCGTCGTCACCCCTCTGGTAACTCTTCAAAGTCGAAAAGTAGATGAACGGAATGTCTGCATCGCTTAGAGACAGTTCCTCGCCTGCGTCGACGCGATCAAGGGCCGATCGGACCCTGCTCTCGCCAGATGTTATTCCGATCGCAAGAGACTTGGGGACACCAGCAACGACTGCGGTCGTTCCTTGGATAACAGACCTGCCGAAGCTACTTCGGGCCTCTTCGGCGTCGTTGACGAACTCGTCAAATTTCGAGACTGTCGGGTCAGGCGGCAGGGCAGCGACTGCCTGACCATCGCCAAGGTCGACAGTCTTCGACAGTTTGCGGAGATAGTTTTGCGTTTCATCCGGCAGCTTCGATACGTCGCCGCCGTCATCAAGCCACTTGTCAGTATTACCCGGTCCCCAGTTGTAGGCGATTACAGCGTTGCGCTTGCTGCCTTCGTATTTGAGCAGCATCGCGTTGAGGTATTCGGTTCCAAACCGGACATTGTCTTTCGCATCGAACGGGTCTTCAAGTTTAGGGATGCCGTAACCAGGGTCCTTGGCGGTCGAGTCCATGACCTGCATGAGGCCCTTCGCGCCGGATCTCGGGTTTACAGCATTAGGATTGCCACCGCTCTCAATCTCGATAATGCCGTCGATCATAATCTGAGAGGCGACAAACGGGTCATTGCGCCGCCCGCGCGCGGTTGGCGCGACCCCGTCGACCAAATCAGGTTGCTCGGGATAGACCTCGGGAACCCTGTTCGGCATCAAGCCAATCTGTGGCTCAGGCTTCCTAGCCACCGGCGCCTCATCGGGCGCGACATTTACAGGCGGCGGATCTGCGGCTGGCGGACTTACGACCGGCGGCGTTTCCTCTGGGACCACTTCAAGGCGTGGTGCGGCAGGCTCGGGAGCCTCGTAGTCACGTTCCCACGGTGCCGCCTCGCTGGTTTCCTCTTCGCGGTATACTCGTTCCCACGGCTTCGCCACTAGATCGGCTCCCAGCTACTCCGACTGTTTGGATCGCCACCCTTGTACTTGTATCCGCCGACTACGTCCCCGATTTGAGGACGGGCTGCCGCGCCACCGGGAGCGGCAGCGGGCGGCGCAGTCGCGGCGGGTGGCGCGGCCGTAGGTGCGGGAACAGGGTCCGTCGTTCCCAATAGTCGACTAATAACCGTTCCTGGCTTGTTTACGGGAGGCGTTTGGGCCGACGGCGATGGGGTCGCTGGCGCCTGAGTGGCCGATCCAGGGCGCAATACATCGAATAGAATTCTAGCCTGTTCCAAAGCCCTCTGAGCACCCGTCCCACTCGACAACTGGCTTTTGACCAAATCAGCCATGAAGTCAGAATCGGATCTGGTGCGAGAATTGTAGACGATAGAGATCGCGTCTTTTTGGGACCACCCTTTTTTTATTAGAAAATTGAAGTTTTTGATTTGCGAAGTATCATCCCCCAGCGAGCCATTCTCCTTCTCAAATTTCTGCCGGATATCTTCTAGCGCGACGTTGTTGTCGTGCAGGTACGCATCCCGCTGGCGCTGACGCTTGGCCTTGCCATCCTCTTGGAACTGTTCGGTACGCACATCAGCCGCGCCACCGAGCCCGCCGACTACAGCCTTCCCCAGCAATCCGAGTTTTCTCGCCATGACTAACCTACCGCTCCTGGTGCTTGTGGCGCCGGCGCTGCGCCCTCTTCCGGCAGTGAGAATTCGCTAAAACTATCAGCCGCACCGGGGACGACCTGATCAAGGGCGCCACTCTTGGCTCCCTCTTGTAGATCTGCAAAGTTCGCGGCCGCCTTGTCCGGGTCGATGTTGCCCTGCTGCTGGTCGCGGTACATTTCCGTGGCGAGATAGACCGACGACTCCAACTGGTCCGCGCTGAGGTCGTGAATTCCAGCGTCCTTCATAAGGTCGGCCAAGTCCTCTAGGACTTCCTCGCCCGCGTGCATAACAACGCCTTCGGAGAAATCTTTTCCCGCCGATCGCGCGCTGTCGACCATGCGGGACATGACCGCCGAGACAGTTTGAGCGAGGCCCTGAACCGGGTCGCCCGCGCCTGAGAGGCTGTCGAGCAAGGTCGGCATGTCATCATAGAGCGCGGAGTAGGCATTGTTCACAAGCTGGTCGTATTCCGCCTGCTCTTCTTTGCTGGCATTCGGCTGTTCGTCGGGCGTCGGTATTGGAGCCTCTGGCACAACAAGGCCCTGGCGCGGAGCCGCTACTTGCGGTGCCGCGGATTGGGGCGGGGGCGTTAGAGCCGTTCCGCCTAGGAGACCTTGTTTCATCACGCCACCTTTAGGCTGGTTGCAGTGTTATCGCGCGCTTGTCAGGGTCCCACGCCCAACGGCTCGCCAAGCCGGTCGACGGCGCCGCCGCCAAAGCCTGTTGCTGTTGAGCGGTCAGCAATCCCTGCCCGCCTGTGCCGTAGTTCGCCCGTATCTCGCCCCGCGCCTGCGCCGCGTCTTCGGCATCGATCCGGGCAGCTCTCTCGCGACCGTCGTCGCCCGTAAGCACAGCCTTCGCCGCGCCGCCAATTGCACCGACAACGGCCTGGTTGTTCGAGCCAACCTGAATTGTGCGGCCGAGTTTTCCCATAGCCGTCAGGTCTTTCCACGGGGTCGGGGGCGGCAACAGGCCCACCTTGCCCATCACGCCGGATGTCCCCACCACTCTTGGTGCCGTAGACGCCGCTTTCGCTGCGCTGGTCAATGTGCTGGTTGGAGCCGCCGCTGGCGCCGCCGCTGCGGCGGTAGCCGCCGTAGTCGGAGTCGAACCAAATCCCGTGTTGAGGCCCGGTGTTGCCGCAGGTGCCGCCGCCGGCGCTGCTGTAGCTGCCGCGGCAGGGGCATTGATCGCACCAAGAACGCCGCCAGTGACGAGGCCGCCGAGGCCGCCAATCAACATGCCTTTTTTGATATCGCCGCCGGTCGCCGCTGCGGTCAAGCCACCGATCGCGGTGCCGATGATGCCCTTTGAGACAGCGCCAGACACAATGCTCCCTAGAGCACCGGTCCCAAACTTGGTCCCAATGAAGGCTGTTAATTTCCCTGACCAGGCGAAGATGCCTGTCCCTGCCGCGCCGGGGATGGCCGCTATCGCTGCGCCCGCTGTGAAGATGACCGCCGCCGCCAACAAGATGTACGGCAGAACCTTCTTGACGACCTTGGCGACCTTTTTGAAGACCTTTTTTACGCCCTTGAAAACGCTGCTCATTGCGCTGCCCTCATTCCGAAAATGGCGCCGCGTTGGACGAAGCCCATGCGTTCGTACAGCTTTGCGGTGCGCTTATAGTCGCCCACGACGTCCGTGCATCCCATTGTGAACTCGAAGACCTTCGGTATAGCGCGGCCCCACTCGACGACGCTTTGCAACAGCATACGCGCATCGGCTGGATTGGCCCGCTTTGATTGGTAGAAGAACAGATCCGTCACCATGAGGCTGTCTGACATATCCTGAATACGAGTCACAATCCCGACGATGACGCCCTCCACAATGCCCTCGCGCTCAGACACCATGACGAGCGTAGAACCATCGTTCTTGCCGCCGTGTCGCTGCATCGCGTTCATTAGAAGACCCTTGAGATATTTCACGTCAACCTTGACCTCTGTTCCTTCGTATCTGCTCAATTTGTGCGCCTCGACCAGTAATGCGGCGATGCGCGGGATTTCAGTAAACTTGCCTCTCCTTACGCTCATGCAACGAAGCCGGGATCAAAGTTCGGCGCGGTCGCCGGCGCTGGCGCGGTCGGTGGCGGGGCGCCTGGGCCACCGGTCGGCGGCGGCGGCGGCGGCGCTGCACCACCAAAGATCGGCGACGACCATTCTACCGGGAACGAGTACAGGCGCTGGATCATCGCAAAATTCGAGTCCCGCAACGCCGCCAGGTGCTCAAGGCTCTGAGCGCGCGCCGCCGCGGGGATGGCCGTGTTGTCCTGAATGCGCGTGAAAGTGTCCGCATACTGGGCGGCAAGGTTTACCAGCGCCTCTGTCGCCTTCTGCCTCTCTGAGCCCTGGATATTCAGGTTGGCGATGTACTGCTGTGTTTCAGAGTTGAGGTTGGCCAGCTTGACCTGGGTGCCGGTGTTAAGTTGGGCGACACGCTCGTTCGACAAGATGCCCGCGTTGGTCAGCTTCTCACGCGCAACCCGCTCGGCCTCGCCCTCGCTTTCACGGGACGCCAGTTCAGTCGTCAAAAGGCCCGCGCGCGCTGTGCGCTCTTCCTGCGCCTGGGTCTCGGCTGACGTTCGTGTCGCCGCAGATTCGGACGCCTGGAACGTGCGCGCGGCAATATCGCGCTCGGTCTGTTGCGTAAAGTCTTGGGCCGACAGGTTGGATTGCTGTATCTGGGTCGCCTCCTGCGCGGCGATCGGTAGCGCGGCCTTCTGCGCGGCCTCTTCACCTGCCTGGACCGCGATCGATGAATTGAGCAACCCGCGCTTGTTCGAGGTCCGCGCGGCGTCGGTCTTCGCGCGCTGGATGAACGTCGGATTGTCTTTGATCAGCCCAGAAACGCGGTCAGCTACGCCCGCGTCTTCGGGTATCCACTTTCCGTTTGCATCATAAGCCATGGCTTATCCTAGTTACCGGCCGACAAAATCTGCTGCTGCATCTTTTGAAGCTGCTGCGTCGCGTTGAGATAGAGTTCAAGCTGCGCCGAACCCGTCTGGCACTGAGCGCAGCCGATCCCGTACCGTATCTCAAGGTCGACCACCCGTCCTATCCAACGGTCAAGTTCGTTTTGGAGCGCGGCCCTCTGCGCTTCCTTGCGGACGGACTGAATATCAAGGCGGATTTCTTTGAGCGTTTCCTGAACCTCGCCCGCGAACGCCTTGTGCAAATACCGATCATCGACAGACCAAGCAAAGGCCACCAACGCTATCAGGCCAGCAACCGTCAGACCGCTCTTGGTGGGGATCTTCACGCCTCGAATCTCGGTCATATCGGTGGATCCTCTTCAAGAATAATTGGCGGCGGGATGACGTACAGAAATACGCCCGACGACGCTATGCAAGAAACGCCGCTCGTGTCGGTTACGACGAAGGACCACGTTTTTCCGTCCGGCGATCCGTACAGCTCGGTCATGTGGTTGCCGCTTGTCGACAGCCCGCGAGTAAGCGGAACTTCCTTGAACAGCGCCAACAGACGGGCCGCCAACACTGCGCGCGGGGCGCATATGGACGCCTGCGCGTGCGCGATCCCCGGCAATAGCACGGCGATCAAGGGGAGTGCCTTCAAAAACTTCATAGCAAACTCCGGTCCGGCCCTGGACGAAGCCTACACCTATGCGGGTCTGCATGGGTGTGATCGCTGCTACGCGGGAATGCATGGTGGTCACGACTTCAAAAGTCGCTTTGAAAAGACATAGAGATTCCAAAGGACGACAACCCCGATCATCGCGCCAAATACCGCCCCGCCAATCGTGACAGCCCCATGATCGAAAACAACCACGACTACCGCAATCGCAATGTGGACGCCGACCTTGATAACAACCCAGCGCTTCGGCGCTACGGCCATGAGCCATTTCATTAGCGGATTGCGCTCGCGACCGCCGTTGTCAATTACGGCCTGCGTCGACCACACATCAAAGACGCCGACAATGACGATCAGAAGGGCGACAATAATGGTCACGCGGGCTTCACTAACCGATGCGCGACCCGCGCCGCGATGGTACCGGCAAGCAAGTCCTTCCGCTTCTGACTGACAGCCCCAACAGTTGCCAAGTCCTCAATCGTGCGGGCCAGCGAACCTAGCGACACCAGTTCCTTATCAAGGCGCGTGGCTTCGCGCTCCCACACTTCAAGTGCGGTTGGCGGGGTGGGTGGGTCTTGGTATGGGTCAATAACCTTTCCGCTAATGGCAGCGGCGATTGCTGCGGCTGTGTCGGTCTTTTCCTGCGCGCTCAACAGGTCGCAATGTGACAAGTCGATGTTGTGCAGATCAATCGCGTAGCGATGCCCGTTCGCTGTTTCAATATGCGCGTATAAGTTAGGCAGTCTGATATCTATTTTCATTTTTGCACCGCCTTAAATCGCGTAGACGATTGAGATTTGGAGAATGAAGTTTCCGCCAAAAACACTCGCCTGCACGGTCGTATTAACCGAGTTATCAAAAAACTCTCGAAACTGCATGTAAGTCGTTCCTGATATCGCAGCGGGGGCCACCCAAAGACCAGTTGTGTTGAAGTTGTCCATGTATCCAATCGCGCCAACACCAACCGGGTTGACCCCCGACTTAGATGTGAATGGAAGGCCCGTTAGTCTAAAGTCTCCAGTGGGTGAGCCAGCCCAACTGTTGAGGTCGAGGTAGCACATCGCATAGACAAGATTACCGACCCTAATGTAGTCCCCGGATTGTGTGTTATAGCTTGGCGTTCCCGCTGTGCCTGTTGCAAAAACTGCGGGCGTCCATGTTCCGATTGCATAGTTCGCCAACGTCGAGCCAGTACCACCAAACGTGATGCCGGTAAAGTCGGGCGTGTCGCCCGTACCGACCCCCACACTGGTTCGGAGGGTAGCACCGCTTTCCCAAGCCAGCGCCCCTGCGGCAGTACCAACTAAGAGCTCGCTGTCAGCAGCATTAGCCCCAACAGCAGCAATATCTGTAAGCACTGCACTTTCAGCTTGTACATCTGTGCCGATGACAAGGCCAAGTAGCGTTTTCATCGCGGCATAACTCGCGGCCGCGATTAGAGACAGGGAGTTGGCGCTGGTGGCCTTGGCGCTAGTCGCCCCGCCCGTAATATGGACAAGCCCGTCGTATGCCGAGACATCGGCCTCTAGCCCGCCTACTTCGTGTTTTAGATAACCCGCGGCACCTGCCGTCAATGCCCCCGCGCGGATCGCCATGGTTCCCGTCGCCGTGCCGACGATAAGGCCGCCGTCGGCGATCGCGCTTGCGTCAAACTCTAAACCACCCAATTCGTGTTTTACGAAACCTGCTGCGCCGGCGGTCAGAAAGCCTGAGCGGACCGCCATGACGCCAGAAGATGTGCCTACGAGTGCCCCGCCGTCGGTGATCGCCGAAATGTCGGCCTCGATGCCGCCGCGTTCGTGCTTAACCTGGCCTGTTGACGACGTGAGCAGCGCGAGCGCAACGGGATCTGTCGTGCCGTCGCCTGTAACCACCTCGCCATCAGCCAGGGCGGCCATGACCGTGACGTTGCCCGTCCCGCTGCCGAGCAGAAGGCCACCATCGGCCAGAGTCGCTACCCCGGTGCCGCCGTTGCTTACCGCAAGCGGGAGCGCCGCGCCGGTTAGGATGTTGCTACCGTGATGCCCGACCAGGATGAACTGAGTGCCGTCATAGGTGACTTCGATGATCGAACCGGCACGGATGTCGCTCGATGCGGGGGCCGTGCTGTCAGACCGCAGGATGTTCTTAACGCCCAGACTGTCGACGTTGAGTGTAGATGCTCCCGTATTGCTGTTGCCCGTGCCGATCAGGATGCGAAGCGTCAGACCCGCGGTGTACGCCGTCAGGGTCTTGCTCATTGCGACGACGTAGGCGTTGGCTGCGCCCGTGTCCGCGGCGTAAATAACGCGCCCCTCGTTGATGATCGCCGCTGTCGGGATGGTTGCCAGCGCAGTCTGTATAGCGGTGTTTTCCGCGTTGACTGCGCTCGCCCGCGCGAGCGTGTTCTTGGTGAGTGTGCCGGGGGTATATGCGACCATTTATGCCACCAATCTCCGCATACTGTAATGAAGCGTCAGGCCGTGGATTGTGTGAGGATCGTCGTAGGTTCCTGCCGATAACGCGGCAACCGAAACATTCGTGCCTTGTCCGTCAAGATGCGCTTCGGCGAGACCTTCGACGGGCGCTGACCAGTTAAAGTCATCCCAGTTATCCTCTTCCCAAAATCCACCGCCGCCTGTGACGGTAAAAGCAACCTCAGATGATGGGGGCTGGTCGTCGGAAGCGTAGCTATATTCTGCCGTCGTCGAGAAGGAAACCTGTGGTTTGGCATCCATTTCGAGGGTGGCTTTGAACCACTGCTTCTCCCGCGTCGGCGACCCCACATGGTTGAAGGGGAAGCGGGCGTAGGCCACGACCTCGGCACCATCATTGTTGGCACCTACGTCTAGTTCATACATATAGCCGTTCGTTGAGCCAAATAACAGTTCTTCGTCGCCGGTCGAGTTTTTGCCGACAAACGTGCATTCCACCGTGACCGGCAAAGTGAATGTCGCTGGCTCTGGTTTGTTGGGGCCTCGACCCAAATAGATGCTGATCCCGGTCTTGTCCGAAAAGAAGATTCGCAACATATCCTTGCGCTTCGATACGATCGTCGAAAGGACCGTGACACCCGCTTTGCGCTTGGCCCGGAAAAGCGGCTCTATCTTCTTGGACAAAGCGCCGAGAGAGAAATTGCCGTAGTCGCGCGCCTGCGAGAGGTTGCGGACACCGATGTCGTCCATGAACATGATCTTGCCCAGACGCTGCATCGTCCATGGAATGACCCCGGACCCGTCGCTCCACGGCACTAATTCCCAGTTCGTCACGTCCTGGCCGTTCAGAATAGAGATCTTGTTGCGGCCGCCGATGACCGCGAATCCCTCGATGTCTGAACTAATGTCGGTAATCTCTTCGCCGAGCGCCATTTCCGCGGCCCCGGTAATAACCGTCCATGCGTAAGGCAGCCCAAGACCGCTGTTTTGAAGAGACCCGCCGGTGAAGGCGAAAAATAGGTGTTGTTTGTGGGCCATCACCCGAATCGGGGTGTCGGTCGTCATGCCTGTAGGAATCGGCACCAGCGTCGTACCGTCGAACTCGAACCCCAGCGATACGCCGTCACAGCCGTACAAGCGATTGGTGCCAGCGTGTCCCCCAAAGTTGTGCTGCCGGCACTGAACCCGACCACCGGCCGCCAGCGTGATCGCGACCTTGTCGGCGGCGATGGTTGCGAGGTTTGTACTGGCTCCAACATTGATGTTTTCGGATTGGAAGGTGCCGGTCGCGGTGAGCATGATGAAGTCGCCAGCGGCATCGCCGCCAGCCCAGGACCCGGATTGAAGCGATACCCCGGTCAGGACAGCGGTCGCCGCACCGGTCGCGCCGGTGATCGTCTGACCAACCACAATCTCGGTAACGCCGCCAGATGTGAATGGAATCTTGAAGCCGAGTGCCACCTTGGTCCACCCGCTCGCCGTGCTTTTGTAGATGTCCTTGGCGGTAGCCCCGGCATTGTCTCGGAATGCAAACCGGACGCCGCCCAAAGTCGCGGCCCCCCGCATGTTGCCGGAACCGGTCACGGTGCCAATCGCGGTGCGCGCGGTCTCCATAGCGTCCCGCAGCCAAGTGGTATCCTGTGTGTCGTTATCGGCCCCACGCTCAACGGCTAGGCCGTTGGAAACGCTCTTCGTGGCCGCGCTGACTTGAAGGTTCTCGTTGTTCTGAAATGTCCCGCTGACATTCATCAGGATCAGATAGCCGACCGCGTCATTGCCGACGTAAGAGCCTGTTTCGATCACGGCGTCGATAATCGCCAGGCCGGTCGCAGTGGACGTTGCCCCCGTGACCGTATCGCCCTCGCTGATCGCAGCGGTGCCTGCGTCGAAGTTGAGATACCAGTAGGACGCCGCGGATGGCTTGGTGCGCCCGTCTATGCGCTCGTAGCCGTCTACGCGACCGTAGCCGCCAGCGTTGCACTCATAGTTGTTGGTCGCGATTAGGCCGCCGGGGTCCTTCTCGATCGCTGGTGTGATCAGGTCCAGACCACCTCGAGCCGGGTAATATTTTGTTTGCTGGGTCATTGGTCACGCGAGCACAGATGACGCGGCGATAACAAGTTCAGGCAGTTGGTCGCGCTTTAGGTTGTTCAAGAGGGGTTCGTATTTATCCTCTTTGACCCTGGTGAACTGCTCCGCGGCCTCGTCGGCAGCGTGGAGCCGCATCAGCGCAAGCCATGCGATGACGTCGTGAAACCGTATTGGGCACTCGGGAATGTCCGCATCAGCGGCCAAGACTTGGGCGCCCTGGTAATACTGGCCCAAGATCGTGTGGACGACATCAGGCGCAGGGCCAACCGCAATTTCGTTCGCCGGCGTGATGGCGTACTCGGTTGGCCGCTGTGATGTCTGAGTGCCGCGCCCGTATTTGATGCGCCATGTCTCGAAGGAAATGACGCCCAGCGCATTTTCGTCGGACACGCCTGTCGCTGTCAGGTAGATGGTCATGGACTCTGGATCGTCGACCCAGCGAGAGTGGTTTGTAAGGTTGAACGATAACGCGGTGTATTTGAACGTGCCGACCGACAGCACATTCGAGAACTCTTTGCGCTGCCAGCGCCATTGGTCTTCGGAGTTTTGGATATCGGTCCAAGCGTCGATAACCCAGTTGACGACCTTTTCGTTGCGCCCGGTCTGCCCGGTAACGCCGGACGGCACAGACGAGAACGTGCCGCTTTCGCGAGCCGTCTTCTGGACTATCTGAAGGAACGATGCCAAGGGACCCCTCTATGCCGCGGCGTGCCGGTCTGGGATTTCGATGCCTTCGCCAAACTGCGAGGCCCATTCCTGGTCGTGCCACGGCTGCATTTCTTCGTGTGTTGGCAGGCGCACCACCTGGAACGGGTAGGACGCGACCTCTCGACCAATGATCTCGAAAGTTTCATCGTCCTGCTCGTAGGCGGTCATAACCGCCGCCTTGAGGATCAGGTAGTACCGGTAGGGCACGTCGACCTCTTCGCCGCGCGGGACCAGCATCGCCACCCCGTTGCAACTGACAAAGATCGCGCGCTTGCCGCCAGGACCAGGGGTCTCGTTGATGATAAGGCGGACCTTGGGATCGTTTTTCGATGTGCCAGCGCCTAGGGCGCGGATCTTGCCCTGGACCTCGACAGGCTTAGTCTCGTCGTCCGAAATAGGCTTGCGCTCAACCTGAACATCGACCGGCCCGTCCTCGACGGCAGAGAATAGGACGATGTAGTCGGGCTTCCAAGCCTGTCGGATGCCTGCACGGATTTTGCCGATGCCGGTCGCGTGGTGAAATGTAATCCCAAGATACTGATCGGAAAACATACGAAGCTGATCTTCGGTTGCATCATCGAACGATATTTGATTCGGGGTCTGTGTGGTGACGGGGTTCTCGGACATTGCGGTCCTTTCTTTCTAATGTTGGATTTCCAGGGTGACTGTGAAGACTTCGGCACTGGCTGGCTGATACGCACCCTGCGTTATCAGTATGCCGTAGAGAATGTCGCTTGATCCGGGGGATTGGAACGGGATGCCGCCAACCGGCAGTAAGGTTGACGCAGCCGATTCGTAGTACACGCCGTCACCGAGAACGATGCCGGTAGCGTCGAACAGCATCAAGCCAACGAAGGCATCAACGTCGGCGATGACAATCGTTGCCGCCGCGTTGTCGACAGGCGCTGCCGCCGGTGCTTGCTGAAAAAGCCTGAGCGTGAAACCGTCCGCCGTGACCCCAGTCCCACTTTTCCACAGCCGCCCACTAATGACCTTGCCGGCGCGATGGGCCAGCGGCGTTGACGGGGCAAATTGAAGAGAGGCGCCCGCCGCGGTGCTGACGTGTTCGTTGGCCGCGTAGGTCGTCGTGTCGGCCGGTCGCGTTACCGTGGCCCGACGAATTGAGGTGCGAATTGTTTCCAGCATAACCCTATCCTCGCTAGTGCATCGTAGCGTCTGCCGCCTTGCGTTTCCGCGGCTGATTGGTGGACGGCCTCAAGATAGGGCCGCCCACCAGATACAGCTAGGACTTATTTTTTCTTGGCCAACTTGGCTTCCAGAGCGTCGACCTTGGCCGACAACTCTTTGACCGCGTTGATCAGCGGAAAGACGAATGCGCCGGGGGAGACCCGTTGCCGACCGTCTATGTCAACCTTCCAGCCGCCGAACGCTTTGGCGCCCATGGCATCCAACCCGGCCTTAACTTCTTGCGCGGATAGACCGAGAATCGTCGTTTCGGTGTCGATAACGTGACTATCTTTGGGCCTATCCCACTCGTCCGGCCACTCGGACACTGGCTTACGGGTGTACTCGATGGGGTTCATCTGGCAAATAAACCCAAGTCCCAAACTGGACCCCCCGATCACATCCTTGCCTCGAACGTCCGAGACAACGGACCAAGAACCACTCCCACCGACTTTCCAGTCGATGTTGATGTTGTCACCGGTGGTCCCCACGACGAACGAGTCCGCGATCGACGTTACGTCGTGACCGATCGCAAACTCTCCAGCCGCTCCCGTTCCAGAGGCAGAGATATTGTTGCCGAGGAACACGTTGTCCTCGCCAGTCGTTACGACCAGTCCGGCATTGCGGCCTACCGCGGTGTTCAAGTCGCCCGTGGTTACAGCACTCAAAGCACCGGCACCGATCGCGGTGTTTTCGCCTGAACCGCCACCGTTGAACAGAGTGAGTGCCGCCGTGCCGACCGCCACGCAGTTGTCGTCCGTAGCGCCCGCCGCGGTCAGCATTGCGTCCGCGCCGATCGCCACGTTCGAGTTGCCCGTGATGTTCGCCGCCAGGGCATTGAAGCCAATGGCGACGGTGTCGATGGCGGTCGTAGAAGCGAGCATCGCATTGGAACCCACTGCGACGTTGCCGCCGCTGGCAGACCCCGTCGCCACCTTGCCAGCACTGTCACCGATCCACACATTGTCGTCGTCAGTGGTGCCAGCTTGCGTCAGTCCGGCTTCGTTGCCGACTGCGACGTTTCGGAGACCCGTGACGTTCGCCGCGAGTGCCTTCGCACCGACAGCGGTGTTATCGTCACCGGTGGTATTCACCAGCAAAGCATCGTCACCAATCGCTGTGTTGGCGGCGCCCGCTGTAACTGCCTCAAGGGCGTGCGGCCCCATGCTGACATTCGTATCAGTGGATGCACCGTGCTCACCCTTGATCAGGGCATCGAGTACGTCGTTGATCGCCTTGCGATCGCCGCGGCGGGCTGCGCTCGAAAGCTGCAACATCGTCGCGCGTGTTTTTACCGTTACCATGTTATATCTCCATTTCCTTCGCTTCGGGAGAGGTTCAGCGGGCTCCGATTATGTCCCGCCTGCCACTTTTATTGGCGACCGCCGGGCGGTATTGCCCGACGGTCACAGTCTCAAATCCTACCAGAGTGTGGACTGCTGATTACCCAGCACTCGCGGCCCCTGGCTCTCGCCACCATCGCTCTTGAAGGCGAGATAGTGGATCAAGATGCCGTTCACGCTGATCGTTGAACCAACCGTGAAGCCCTTGGCGTAGGGCGGGCTGGTCGTCGCATCGCCTTTGTAGCCAAGGCAACCGGCATTGCCGGTAACGACTGCGATTTCGGTATCGATGTCGACGCCGTACTCGACGTCCACGACGACAGCGGCAATATTCGTCTGAGTGCCGGAACCCGATTGGTTCACGTTCTCAGTTGTAATCGTGCCGCTAACATCTTCGTGGTCACAGATGAACCAACCAGCGGCATCGCCGCCAGCCCAAGTGCCGCTATCCAAGATGACTTCTCGGACTTTGGCAGTCGCACCGGAAGTGGCGCCGGTTAGCGTGTCACCGGCCTTGACCTCGGCAATCCCGCCGGACGTGAAGACGATGACTTTGTCCAAAACGCAGTGGTACTGCCGGATCGTGCCGCTCTGTAGTGTGAGGATCACGGCGTCTGGGATGTAGCCCAATTCGACGTTGATCGCGGCTCCGGTCCCGTGAATGTAACCTGACCGAACTGTCATAACGTGCCTGCTTTCTTATGTGGTGGATATCCACCCATTACGATTGGGCGGCCCCGATTGAGACCGCCCGTTATTCAGACCGGCCTAGAGGGCAGTCGCCGCGCACTCGAGGCGAGACATCCAGTTCTCGTTCAGGCGGACGCATGTGTAATACGTCTTCCATGAAACGTAGCCGCGTTGGCCGAGAGGGTCCGACTTGGTCGGCGTACCCGGATTGATCACCATCGGCGTGATCGCCCGCTTGCCCTTGAGGGGCACCAGGCCATACGACTCTTTGCCGATGAAGATAACCAAGTAGACGTCCGCACTGGTGCCTGACGTCGAGACCATGGTCGTTCCTGAACCAGCCTTGGTGCCGCCGCCGTCGTCAACCGGGGAAAGTTCCGGGCTGAGGACGTAGCGAACATCTTCGCACGCACCGATTTCCTCGGGGCACAGTGTCGCCCGTGAGCCATACTGCGCCGTCGGAATGAAGCCAGGAAGCGAACGGATGTCCGATTCCATGTCGGTGTGAGCAACTGCGACCCACGAAGCCTCGATCGCCTGCGTGGCGTAGTTCGGGCTCGGGGATAGCATCATGGTGATCTTGCGGGCCTTCTGCCCTTTAAGGCTTCGCGTAATCGCACGCTGCTTGCTCAGGGTGATTGGGGAGTTGACGCTGGCTCGCGCCGTGCCGTTCGTGTACGAAACGCCCGTACCTGCCTTGATCACGCCCCACGTCACCATTTCCACGGTGAGCGCGGCCTGTTCGCCGGCAAGCATCGATGCATCCCGCAATACGGGGTCTTCCGACAGATCCATCACGACGTCCGTGATTTCGATCGGACGACCGTACTGCTGCATCGTTGCAGATACGTCTTCGTACTGCATCTTCTGAGCGGTCGGGGTCACGCCCTCTTGCAGCGGCACAGTTGCGGCCGAGAAGGGGATCGGGCGCCGGAACTTGACCGTATTGGCCTTGTTGCGCGGCATTTCCTTGGGGGTGCCAAATTTCTGCAAGACCAGAACCGGCTCGGCGTGCCGTAACATGACTGTGGCGGCCCAGGCAGCGGTACGCTGGCTGATTACGCCGTAGGTTGTGGTTCCATCCACCATGACGAACGTTCCTTATCGTCTGGCGATCGCTCTATCCAGTTGCCGCGTAGTGTTCAAATGCTGCGTCGAATTCGTCAGGTGCTCCTGACTGGGCGCCCGGTCCTGTGGACGGGACGGATGTATTGGCAGCGATGCGGCGCTTTTGAGCGCGATCGTGTTTACTGGGAGCGGCGGCTGGTGCCACCGCGTGAATCGGCTGCGCTGCCCTAGGCTCGGAAGCCGCAGGCGTAACCGGTACGGGCACTGGCGTTCCGGGCGGCTTGAAGCCTTCTGACTGCTTATAAAGGGACACAACGTGTGCCGCTTCGTGGCCGTCAACAATCTTCTCCGCATTACGTCCCAGCATTTCCTGCACAAAGGCGGGCTGATTGCGCGCCCAAGTAACAAAAGCTGGATCGTCCGTCACGGCATCCCAATCGGAGTGCGCTGTATGGACAATATCGACCTGCGCTAAAGAGACCTCTGCGCGGCGTTCATTACTGAACGTGCCCAGTTCGCGCTTGAGCGCAGCATTCTCGGTTGACACTGCCGAAACGATTTCGCGTAACGGACCGGCCAACTCGGGTAGTTCTTTCTCAACGGTCTTCCACGCATCGCCTTCAAGTATCTGTGCGATGGCGCCTTCTTGCGGTGCGGCATCAGCGGCACCTGACTTCGGGGCAACTCTGCCCTCCAACTCAGCGATCCTTGCGCGGTCATGGACGGCGCGTCCCTGGTCGGACTTCCAACGGTGAGCGTCGGCATTGGCGGCCTGGAAGGCGGCCCTTTGGGCGTCACTCGCTTCTGCCCAAATATCAACGCTCGGTTCGGGAGTTTCTTTTGCTGCTACGGCGGCCTCTACGGCGCCTGTCGCTGCGGGGGTATCTGTGGCCGCTATTGCGGCGGGTGCCGGTTCCGGGTCTCCACCATTATCGGCGGGAGCGTCGGCTACGGCCATTTCGTCGAACGCACTATCAAAGTCGCCCGTGTCACCCTCGGGATTGTCCTGGGGGTCTAGCGGCTCGTCATCGGCGGGCACTTCTGCCGGCTCTTCTTCGACAATCTTATCGACCAATTTAAGTTCCTACGCCGTAGTCGTGGACAATATCTAAGACCGCGTTTTCATCAGCCTCCGGCAGCAACAACAATTCGTTGAGAACCGCAATACCCGTTCTGCTTGCCTCAGTCAACACAATGTCGGTGCCCGGCTTTTCTAAAATCGATCGGTGCTCGGCAAGTTTTGCCTGTGCCCACGCTTCGATTTTGCGCCACTGTAAACTGTTGCGGTCGATGTCGCTCATACCGACCCGCCGGTTTGCTGGTCAGGGTTGCGCTCTGCCATTGCAATCTCCGCGGCAAGTTTGCGCTCGCCGCTCTGATTCTGCTCGCGCCCGACCTGGATCTTCGCGGCGAGTTGTTCAGTCGTCATGTTCTTCTTCTCGGCTAGGCTGATCAACGCGGTCTCTTGATGAATCTGCGCCAGTTGGATTGCGTTCTCGCCTTTGATCTTCTCGATATTAAGCTGAGTTTCCAGCTTCATCATTTCTGGATCAGGCGGCGGCGGCTCGGCGGCCTTCTCTTTTTCCATCGCCGCAATTTCTTGGTCGGTGCTGTAGAGCTCCCCCGTTGGCAGCATGTGAGCCTGCAACAACTTGCGGAACATATTGTCGGCTTTAATCCGAGGTCCGAATATGGGGTGGTCGCTGAAATTCGATACCATCGTCATCAGGTTCTGCGCCTGCAACTCTCGAACGAGCAGAACGGAAGAGCCGCGCGCCGCGACTTCAAAGTCACCCTTGATCATGGCCTTTGAACTAAATGCCATGTTCCAGTCGTACTGGCGCCGGATGTTCGGGATGGTCATGTAGTCGTCGAACTGCTTGACGACGCGGCGGAACACCACGTTGACCGAATTCATCAAGATCGACATGCCCATGCCGGTGTTGCGCGCGCCGGCGCCCTGCTCTCCTTGGGCGATCATCGGCATGTTCGATTCGTCGTCGGCAAACTTCTGAGCCATTTCGATGATGTTGGCGAGTTCGCCCTGGGCGCTGTCGATCTTGAACGCCTCGAAAGCCTTCGTCGGGTAGGGCAGGTTCTTTGTTTGCAGCCAGATCTTGCGCGGCGACAACTGCCACTTGCCATCTGCTGGCGTCACCAAGTCTCGGTTGACCACGATTTGAGGCCCGACACTGAGGCCCGCATTGTCCATGGTCATGCGCCATGCGGCGTTCATCGCAGCTTGAGAGTCGCGCAACAGGAATGGGACGCCGAAGCCGAATGGGCTTGTGTCGTCCTGCTCGAACGCAAAGGCACTGTAGAGAGGGTCGCCGGTCTCAAGCAGGGGCGGGCCATATTTTATGACTTGGCCCTGGCAGAACCAGACAACCGCGTCATGCTCGTCGAGCGGGTCGTATTCTTCCAGGTATTCTAGTTCGTCGTCCAGGTCGTCGCCTTCACGATAGGCCATCGCGAGGATTCTCAACTCGACCGCGGTGAGCGGGCCGTGATACTCCCAGACTTGGTATTTTGCGCTTAGGTCGAAGGTCGGCCCGTCGGTGATGTCGCGCAGCTTCGGCAGGTAGTCCGGCACTGGGTCAACGGGTGAGCCACCTAAAATAGAGCGGATTATATCTGCGTTGAAGCCGGGGACCTTGGCCATCTTCCGCAGCTTCTTGGCCGTGTTGGGGTGGCGCTGGAAATGAAACTCGGCCTCGTCCATGTCACGCGCCGACATATCAGGAAAGTAGTTCCAGGGATCTACGCGCTCCCAGCCGGGTCGCGGGTCCTTAGAATTCACCATTTTCCAAACACGTTTTGGCGTGCCGCCCGAATCGGGGACTATCTCGCCATCGTCGTTTAGATCATTGGCCTCTTCGTATGAGCGCCGCATCCGGGTTTCGATCACCGGGCCTTTCATAATGCCCGTACCCATTTTGCAGGCATCATGGATAATTTGGCGGCACTTGATGTTGTAATTTGCTTGGCCGAGTTGATCGCGAATCTCAGCCCGCATCGCGTCCGCTCTGGCGCGCGCCAACTCGGATATCTGCTTCACCCTCGCCGCGTCATCGCTGCCGGCGGCAATCAAACTCGACGCGCCGAGAAGTTCAGGGACCGTCGTTGGTGCGATTCCCCAGTTGTCGTCGTCGGTCGGAAACAGCATGTCGCTCAATCGCGATTCCCATGCGTGGGTTTTAGACCGGGTCTCATTGATGAAGAGGCGGGATTTCTGTTCAAGCCGTAGAGCGGCCTCTACTTCTGGATCATAACGACCGTGGTAGGCGCGCAGGTCCTGGGTCCAGCGGTCCTCGATCGTGATCTTCTTCGAGACCTGTTCGTCGGCAAGGTTGCCTAGGCGCTGCGCTATCTCATGCGAGCGGGTAATGGCGGCGGTGCGTTGTAGCGCACGTTCAGGGTCGGCGTCGTCTAACGACATCTAGTAGCCACTCCCCGTCAAACCGGCGACATGGCCGGTGCCGTCAACGAGTATGTCGACGGGCTTTGTTGTTGCCAGTGGCAGTCCTGATATCACAACAAAGCGGGTGGCGTCCATAAGATGGTCATTTTCCTTCACGACCGCGCCGTCCTTGTTCCGTCGATACAGCTTGTACTCGGCCTGCCAATTTCGGCATGAGGCGAAGACCTTCAACTTGCCGCCAGCAAGCCGTTGCCAAACCATTTGGATTCCGGCGGCTGCTGCTTTCTCCGCGAGGTGAAGGTTCAAACCAAGTTCAACATACTCGACAACCAGTCGGATGCCGTCGCGCTGGCTCGAGCCGCGCGAGGCCGGATCGATGACCCCCGGTATCCATTTGCCACGCGCGTTGACCGCAGTGACATGGGTGGATGGCTCCGCATGTGCTCGGTAATGCTCGGTGTAGAGATACGACACGTTGGCGTCAGGATCTGTCGCACACCATATCGCCGCGGTGCGGTTCCACCCGACGTCGAGGCCGTAGCACTTCGGCCAATACTCGGGGATTGAAAACGGCTGGACGACAATTTCAGAAAGGGGAAGGGGGTAGATGGCACCAGCGCCAAGTGCCGGGGCGCCCTCGGTGCGCGCATCCTTTAGATGCGGCTCGAAAGACGCGCTGAGTTCGGCCTTCTCCTGGGAGTTGAGGTGGGGGACATCGCCTAGTTAGCCCCAGCCAGCTTGCACGAGGTACTTCGTCGGGGTGACTTCAGGCATCCCGGCCCTCGTGACAAGCATGGCTGGGCAAGCGAGCCCCCTTTCTCATGTTGTCTGTTGCTGATTTAGTCGGCATTACTTCCGGCATCGGTAGCCTCTAGGAATCGGGAGAGCGACGTTACGATCGCCCCGAACAGATGATCCTTCGACCGCAGATCGGTCGGCATGTGGTCGTACTGCACCATACACGGATGCTCTTTGGTCTCGGCGTTTTTCATAACGCCGTAGCGCCACCCTGCCTGTTCCTTCTCGTCGTACCAGGACTGGTGCGACTCTTCCGGCGTCATATCAGGGTTTTGGATTTTGGCGACAACGCCATTCATTAAGCTGGTCTTCTGCCAGTCAGGGGCTTCGTCCCAGGCGACCTGCGACGTGTCGCCGAGGCTTTCGCAATAAGCCCGGTTCACCTCATGGCAAACCCTCGCAATATCGATTTCCCTCATTAGTGCGTCCTTTCGTTCTCTGGCGGGTATCTCATATCCGGGGGGCCGACCGCCAGTGTGACGTCCCCCACGGCATTGACGAGCGTGAATATCGGCGTCATCGGCGCGCAACCCTCGCGGATCAAAAGCTGGCCGTCCTTGTCGATCCGCATCAGCCAGCCCTGCCCGTCAGGGTGCGGGACCGCGAACAGATCCCCTGCCGGCGCTACAGGCCTCAGAAGACCAAAGGCCAGGGATGCCGGCGCCATGTAGAACTGCCAATTTAGAGTAGGGTCGCCCTCGACGACTGCCACGTTGGGATCAAGCCCGACAATCTCGCACATCGCGCAAGCCAGTTTCACATGCTCCGGGTCGACCTGGAATCCTAGCGGGTCTTGGCCCGCGGTCTCTAGCGCGATCGCAACACGTTCCTGTGGCATAGCGTTGGGCCGCGACGAAAGGGAAGCCTTTGTCGCATTGCACCCCCTGCAGATCAGGCGAAGGTTCTCGCGGTCGTCGCTGCCTCCATCTGCGCGGGTTATGACATGGTCTAGGGTGGCGTGGGTGCTGGGCGGCTTGCCGCCGCTCATGTTCAGCACCATACGGCGCTGGCACTCAGGGCACCTCTTGTCCGTGCTTTCGTTAAAAAGCGATCGCCGAATATCTTTGCCGCCAGGAATTCTCGTCACTGCTCGCCCTTTCCATACTGATATTTCGGAACTTAACCCAAGTCGGTTCTAAAGTCATCGCCGCCCGGTTTCATTTCCGTCGGCATGAACGACAGCACGACCTCGGTCAGACCGAGAATGGGCGTAAATGTCAACATGATCATACCGCCAGATCCGGGCATGGACGATATGCCCGTCGTCCGAACTAGGCACTCGCCGTAGACATCCATCGGGCATTCCTCGTCGAGCCAAATGCCGTCTTGCTCTGTGCCCTCAAAAGAGCCGGAACCTTGTTGGTAGCTGTTGCCGACGCGGAACCCGTTGACGATCAATTCGTGGACGCCCTCGACGCCGACGCAGTAAACGTCTTTGTTGCCGGCCTCGGTGATGCTTAATATTTCTGCCCTAGGCCCCTTTGGTCTTGGCTTTATGTTGCACTCATTGTCACGATTCATCTTTCCTATTTCCAAAAACTTGATCCGCTCATGGCCGTGGAGCGGAACGTAGAACGTCTTGAATTTCTTATCTGGCCCGCTAAATTGGTTGGTCGTGAAAGTGGTTTTTACCGGGGCCTGAATATCCAACGTCCACAAAAGACGCTGCACGTCCGGGGCTAACCGAGGACTAGATGTGCTGTACGTCGCATCTTTCGAGGTCACAGACCCGTCGCAAGTCCAAAGCCACCGCATGAATAGTTCCCGCTGCCGATGCGGCAACGTAAAAACCCATGCTGGTATAAACTTGTCCAAAGATTTCAGCCCCCACAAACCGTCGGCCCTCAAACTTTCAGTCAAACGGTTGCGTTTGTGAAGAGACGACGCCACCCTGTACGTTATTGTGTCGCCCACACGATTGATGGATAGATCGACCGGCAGAATAGCCGATAGCGCCTCGACAATCGGCGGCTCATTACAGGTGAAGAAAGGGCTCCCGGCCCTCATGCACCCGTCGCCAATCATTACGGCCGTGGCTGCAACCAGCCAATCATCGGTCTCGGCAGCGTCGTCTGGTTCATGGTACGCGATTGAAAGTTCGTCGCCGATCGCAAGATCTCCTGCCAGCACCTCGGCGCCGGCCGCCGTGAAAAAAGGATGGTTTGGCGTGGCCTCGATCGTTCCCGTCCTTGTCTCGATCAACAATACCGGAGCGTCAGAGTAGGCGTGGAGTTGAACGACGGGCCTCGCATTCCCGTCTGGCGACCGAACTAATTCTCCCAATCTGACCTGATCAATCCCCCTCCATTCGCCGTTGGCCATCAAGACCCGTTCAGTAGCCGGGTGGCACTTAAAGCCAAGTGTCGACCACCGACCTGTCGGCTTATGCAACACCGGGATGGCATCGACGAAGTCGGCGACGCCCTGCTTCCAGGTCGGCTTGCCAAGCAGTTCGCCGGGGATCAGCCCCGTGCCGTCAACTGTCTTGTTGGTGCCGCCCTTGCCGATGATCTTGCCCAACATCTTGCGCTGGATGATGTCGCGGGTTGTCTCGTTGGTCTTCCCGGCGGCCCACCAATTAACCGGGCGCTTCCATCGCCGCCCTTCCCACCAGTCAGGATATTCGCCGGTGACGTGGCATGTGGTCTCGTAGCCGCCGCCGCCTACGGTATTATGATGCACCATCCCGCCAGCAAGATAGTTGTGCAGTCTGGGAACCGTGAAGTCATATACATCTTGGCCGCCAATTGGTTCATAGGCTATGATGTCTTTGACTGACATCATAGGGATCGGGTATGGCCAGATTTTCCAAGGAGCGGCGGCTTCAATTAGAGGCGAGGCTGCCGGATTTAGTTGAGACGCAAAGCCTACAGCACACCCGAGTGGCGGTGATTCTCGGCGTGAGTGAAGACTGGGTTCAGCGAGCGTGCAAGCGTCTTGGCCTGATAACGCAGAAGACCGGGCCGCGGCCGAGTGGGCAGCGCCAACCAATCTTGCGGGGGGGCTATCGTTACATCTATCAGCCTGACCACCCATACGCGACAAAGGCCGGGTATATGCTTGAGCATCGCCTTGTGATGGAAGAGAAGACTGGCCGCCACCTACTGCCTGGGCAGGTTGTCCACCATGTGAACGGGGACTCCCTGGATAACCGGCCAAAGAACTTGATGGTGTTCGAATCCAAGGCGGATCATCTGCGCCACGAACTGACAGGGAAATGCCCAAAGTGGACGCCAGCGGGACGCGACCGAATGATAGCAGGGACTCGACAAGCCGCCATGCGCCGTCGACAAGCACGCGATGATGATCAGCGCACTCGACCCACTGACCGTTCCGAAGGTAAAGGCGGTAACATTGGTGGCGGCCGGATTTCTTGAATGGTGCGCTCGCTACCGCTGGCACTACCTGCATCCCATCCCATGACAGAACGCTAAACGGGAGGGCAGCCTCGAACAGCGACCCTACAGTTCTGCGGCCGGTTGGAGTGTCGATAAGTGTTTGAAAAGACAAACATTTTCCAATTCTGTTGCCAGCCATGAAACACCGCTCGCGGTAGATCGCGCCGGCGCGGAAGAACTCGAGGTGCTTTTGATATTTGACGCGGGCGTAGGGGCCGGTGTCGGGGTACATGCTGTAGAACAGCCGCTGCCCGTTGCGGCGCTCGATTTCCTTCGTAAGGGCTTCTATGTCGTCGCCCTCGGGATCGGCACTAATCGATTCGAGCAGGCCCATTCGTAATCGCTATCACGCTCCAAGGATTGTCGGCAAGATTATAGCATCACTCGACCACATGCTCGTCGGCGAGCGGCCGCGGCTCCACGCCCGGTTGCAGTGCTCGCACGAAGCCGGACGACACGGCGCCAGCAAAGCGGTCGGCCATGATCGCCAGATAGACGATCACATATCGATCGATATCGTCGCCAGAAAGGCCCCGCGCCACGGCGGCGTCCCGCGCCTCTTTGAGACGAGCCGTGGCGCCGGGCGGCATGTCAACGCCGGTCAAGCCAATTCCTCCCGTGCGTGAGACACAGCATCAACGATTCGGTTGAACTCCGCAGGATGACCGCCGCGGTCCGGGTGCTTATCCTTCACCAATTCGCGGTAGCGCCGATCGACCTGAGCCCGAGTAACCGTCGCCTCGTTCTTGCCGAACAGCACCACCCGCCACGGCGCCTCGATCTGGCCAGCCGGGCCGGTCGGCGGCGGAAGCGCAGCAAACCCGCGGAACGACGCGCGCACGATGTTCAGCCCGCCGTGGCGCATCTTCGCCCGCTCTGCCTCGATCACCTTAGCTATCGCCTGTAGATTTTCTTCCGGCTTGCCGTAGCGGTCGATCGCGATGCAGCAATCAATCCCTTCCCACTGGAAATAAGCGGCGACTCCGGCGTCGGACGGGCGTTGCACACCTAGCGTTACGTTCGACGACAGCACAAGCGCCGTCACACCCTTGCCAGTGTCGTTGCCAAAGCGGCGCAGTTCATCTTTCACGTTGTTCAGCGCCGCATTGAGCGTCGATGTAAAGCGACTCTTCATGGGCGACTTCGTCCGCGCGAACCCTCGCGGCCACGTCAGCGGATATGCTTCGGTCAAGTGTTGGTCCCTTTCTTCGCGTACTCAGATCTGAATGCAGCATGGCGCTCGCGGTATCGTTCGTAAGCAGGGATATCCACGTCGCAACGCTGAGGATCGGACGTAGCCATTTGCGGCGCGTCGCAATGCAGGCAATTCCGATGCCACCAGGCAGTGCCAGGGCTCCAAAGGCCCCATTCATGTCGGTTGTGGTTGCACGGCCAGTCGGCGATCCATTTGCCGAAGCGACGTATCAGGTTCCAATCCATGTCGAGCGACCCTTTCCAATTTGTCGTGTAGAGAGTTGAGCCTACTTCCCACCGGCCGGTGGGTCCAGCCATTCGAAATACCGCCCATAGCACGACGGGCAACCATCCGGCACCGGGTATTCATGGACCATCGTCCCGTCCTCGAGGTGGCCCGAAGACGCGCCCTGCTCCCAGTCCCATTCGTGGTTGCAACCGGTGCAGCGGTAGCGGGCCTTTATCGTCTTGATGCCATCAGGCATGGGCGGCAACCTCATACTCGTGACTAATAAAACCCCGGCTCCCTTGAGAAATCAAGGCCGCCCGCACAGCCGCCTTCTTGCCCGACGGTAGCGTTCGGACATGCCCGCGGCGCCAATGCATCCGCGGCGACGCGCGCTCCATGCCGACCCCGACCACCCGACCGCTCGAGGATACCCCGCCGATCTTGATGATCCGGTGTTCGTACAGTGGGACCTTCCCCTTTTTGAGCCGGTGCTTGTTCAGCCGGTCAGGCGCGGCGACTAACTCGGTTGCGACCCCCTTCGCACCCAAGAGAGGGACGGCACCGACAACCGCAGTCGCTACACTCTCCATAAAGCCCGCGGCCTCGCGCCCGATCGGGGTTTTGCCGTCCCAGTCGAGGGACGACATCTTAATCTGAAAGTCTGGTCCGTGGATGATCAAAGCACGCGCCCGAGCCACTGTGATCTCACCGGCATTCGTCAGCACAAACCCCATCACTGCCGTCGCCGCGTCTCGCGCATAACCGCCCGCCAGCGCGTCGTTGGGCAAGCAAAGGGCCGCCATAGCCCCGCGCCCTTCATGGAATTCAAACAACGTGAACTCGAACGGCGGCCGCCATACATTCTCAAGCAGATACTCCCGGCCAGTCTCAATCAGCGGTTTCTGGATCGCGGCGGGCGGGATGATAAATTTTGCCGCCCGCGCCACCAGTACCGCCACAGCATCAAGCTTCTCGTACTCATGGTCACTGAGGTCGCCATCGCGCCAGCGCAGCGCATCGATGATCTTATGTGCTACCGACGTCATGGGCGCCCCATCGTCAGAAAGAACTCCACGCCGATGCCCGCTTGGCAGGAACTCATAATCTTGCGGATATCCCTGGCTCTGGTAAGGGTATGGGACCGGCTTTCCTTGGTGCGGCCGCCGCTAAACCGCGAGATCGCGAACCGCAACCCGAACTGACCCAACGCGCTTTGGAGCGCCAGCCTAGTGTGCCCCCGAGCAAAGTCGTCAGCCGATTCGGGCCAGTCGACCTCGACCTGAAATATGGGGTCTTCGATCCATGACGTGCGGGTCTCAAAGTCCATGACGACGTTTCCCATGGGCTACCTCGTAACCGACTTAACGCCCCACATGACGGCTTCCTCGACCTTCGTCACCGCCAGCGACAACTCCCGCGACTTGCCGGCGGCCTCGCACTCTTCAATGAACGCCAGACCCTTGTCCTTAAGCCGCTGCATCTGGGCCTTCTCGTGGTCGAGCAGAACCCGGTACTCGTGGCGCACCACGTTGTTCCGAACCCGGTCGTCACCCTCGCTGGGCGTCGCTCCATCCGTCATCGTTTAGATCCTCCTGTTGGTGTGCCGTCTAAGATGCACATTCCTACCACGTCGGAACATGCCCCGCAAACGAAAACGCCCCACCGGTTAGGGCAGGGCGTCAACGTCGAAGTGGGTAGCAAGAGTGGGCGCCAGCTTATCAAAAATTTGGTGCCCCGTCCACGGGATCGAACCTGGGACCTACTCCTTACAAGGGGGCTGCTCTGCCACTGAGCTAACGGGGCGCCGCGGCTACTTCGCCGTTCGCATGTCCTCGTCGTGCTGGCGCATGTCTGCTGCGGCAGTCGTAGGCGGGCGCAGGCTCGCATACTCGATCGGTTTGGTGGCGAGTAAGTCTCTTAGGATATCTCGCTCTGCCGCGCTGATCGTCGCGAACGCATGGGCCACGTTGAGTGCAGCCTGCGAGAACCGCAGGGCATCTTGCGACCCAGACGCCTCAACAGACAGTAGGATCAGTTGGTAGACTGCTTGGCTTTGGTTTTCCATCGGGTTCTAACTCCGGTGTGAGGTTGACGTAGGTGAGGTAGCTGGCCCGTTTACGAACAGCAACGCCTCGGATTTTAACCTCGTTGGCTACCACCCCTATACATCGGGCGCGTCGTTGCTGATGACCGTTTCCCTACTGCGACGACCTTACCACCACGTCGGAACCCGGCGCAAGCGGCCGGCGCTCAATTAGCGACCATGCCGACGGCAATTAGCGACCCCATTTAATTAGCGCCCATGTCGGCGGACGACGGTGCGCATTTCGTCCGCCCACCCCCCGCGGCCAGACCCCTCGGAACGATGCGCCATGTGCGCCCACTCGAGGAACCCGGCCTTGGTGGATAGCGAGGAATTTACCGCTCCCCTAGGTCGCACGACCGGTCGGGTGTGGTGGGTGCCTCGCGTCAACGCCAGCCACAACCCACCCCCCCCGCGGCCATGGCCCGCAACCACAACAGCGCCAGCCGTTTCGAGCATATTTTGACCAACCGGAACCGCCTCGGAACCTAGCCGCGCACCTCGTAACCCCCCGTTATCCGCCGATTTTTTGCCGATTATTTGTAGCGCCTGACCTTTGTCATCGCTTTGTCCTGTGCCGCTTTTTTGCCCGACCCCTAGAAGGATGGTTATTATTCTACGCGGCCGGTATACCCCTGCGCGGTTCGGGGTCTTTTGGTCTGTGGGCGATTGGCAGGCGATGGCGGGACCCCTTTCGACCCCCGTTGATTGCGACGAGCCGCCGGCGCCGGGCTGTGCTGTGCTGCGCTGCGCTGTGCTGTGCTGCGCTGCGCCATGGTTGTGCTGACATTGGCTGAGTGTGGCCATAGTGACACACGTAGCAATAATGTTGACTAGGGCATTGCGTCCTAGGTCATTGTGCCCTATGTAATGGCTTCGCCCATGGTGGGCGGATGGAAAGGACTACCAGATGAAAGCGCTAGACCAAGTCATTGACCGCCTAACCATTAGGAATCTGATGGAGGCAAAGCGCCAATGCGCTGACGTTCAATTCAAGATTGACGTGAACCAGTGGGGCGACTTCGTTGTCATTCCCATGGACCAGTATCGTGTCAATGGTGCCTACCATACTGCGGACATCGTTGACGCGGTGGACACGGCTATAGCATGGCGCGCACGGCTCACCAGGGAAGGGGCTGCAGCATGAGCCCGGCGCCTGGACCACGACCGCGGCGCCGTTCGGACAACGTGCGTTTCTGGGATTGGGTAAATTGCGACTGGGTCAAGATTACGCTGCGCCCGGATCAAATGCTAACGCACCACACGGGCGGCCCGACCGACGAAGGGTGGAGCCGTGAGACTACAGACTGGCACTACCGCGCCGACGATACGCGCTTTCCGGTTGGTTGCGTTTGTTCGGTCCGGTCAAGCGACGAGGTTGATTGCGACGGGCGTATGACGACTGTCCAAACGGTCGAGGCCGACCCGTGCCGGCGGCTGGCTAACGACTTCGCGCCCGACGGCCTGTCAATGATTTGGCGCACGACGGACCAAGGGCAACGCGATTACAACGCCGAGGCAGCGGGATATTGACTGACTCAGTTTCCGGGCGTCACGGCGCCCGGCTTCTCGGTCATTCCGACCGGATACAGAAAGGGCTACCCAATGAAAGAGCTTACAATCCTAACGCACGACTCCTGGGGCCACGCGGGAGTCGCTACTTACAAGCGCACAGACTTTGACGAGTATGGCGCGGCGCGCGTTGAAATGTCTGATACCAGTTCGGGGCACGGCTGGTGCGGTTATATGTCCGCCGGCGAGTGGCTCAACCTTGAACGTGGCTCACAGGAAGGGGGTGTAGCATGACCGCCCCTACTGTTCACCTAAACGGCACCAGCAAGGCGGAGTTGATCGAGAACCTTGAAAAGGCAACCACCGCCTTGCATGACGCTTGCAGCGCGCTGGCAGGGACGGCGCCCAACGCGAGGGACTATTACCCTCAAGGCCCGGACGCCTACGGCAAGGCCCGCGATGCCTATCAAGCAGACCTGACAGCGATGCATAACGTCATGCATCATATTCAATATCTCTGGGAATCGATCGAAGGCGGTGCAGCATGAAACACTTCACCCTGCACTACCACGACGCCAAGGAAACTAGCCTTTACTTCCGATGCCAAGCAGACGACGCCGAACACGCGCGCGAGCAATTAGAGGACGCTGAAAGGCACAACGGCCCGGTTATATTCTGGGAAGTTATCAAGGAAGGGGGCGCATCGTGAAGGGCGACGGCGCCCTAACGCGCATGGACAACCTCGCCGACCCGAACCGGCCACGCATGGCTGAACTGCTGCGGATGATGGAGCCCGGCGCGCGGCACCGGCACGTTCTGGCGCTTGCCCAGTCGCGCTACGGCAACGGCTGGCAGTCAGAACTAGCGCGCGGACTAGAGGTCAACCCTAGGACCGTCCGGCGCTGGGTTCAGGACCTAAACGCCAACACCGTCAAATCAGGGCGCGCACCGTCGCTCGACTACCTGCCGGCGCTGGCAATACACGCGCTTTGCACCGGCCACTAGCCTAACCGTCGCCACCATCGAGCCCGCCACCCTCACCGGTGGTGGGCTCTTCTTTGCCAGCAGCGCGAGCACGCGCAATCAACAACGGCCCGACCGGCACCGTGGCGCCCAGACGATCAAGCGCGAGCCTCGTCTTGGCCTCAAGTTCAGCGTCCGACAATTCGCTCATCGGTGCGACCTTGTGCTCGACCTCGATCTTGTCGCCAAAAATGCGCGGCGCGATCTTGGCCATCAAAAACTTGCGCGTGTCGATCCGCATCTGCGAA